CGAACACTACCCCTGAGAGCGTTGATAAAGCCTCCAGCGTCAATAGATCGGTCATGTGCGTACAGCCCCTTCGTTTCTTCGATGTCTGCCTTTTTGTCTAGCTCTACCAGCTTCATCTCAGAACGCTTTTGGGCAAGCTCTGTCTCGATTTGCATCATTTCGATGCGGTGCTTCTGCTGCTGATTGGCCTTGAAGTAATCAAGCACTGACGGCAGAAAAGATGATCCGAAGCCCAGCAGACTTCCCAGAAGAGCCATCATGTCTTTTCTCCATTAATGAAGATGCCAAAGCAACCAGTGAGTGCGCCCATGCAGACGCTGACCAGACCCGCTTGGGCATTTGTTACTTGATCGGGTGGAATGGACATAAACCAGTGGACGCTCTGATACGTTAGCACTGTGACAGCCAGCATCATCAGGCGCGGTAAAACTTTGAGTTTATCAAACGTCTCTGGTGTCATAGTTTTATCCCATTTTTGTTAGTACAGTCATCAGCATCACAATTATTGCCGCACTGGCACCGATCATAATCGCCTCTAAACGCTTCACCCTCGTAAATAGCTCTTTGTGCTGTATGGTCACCTCTGTGCGTAGAGATGCAAAGGTGACGTTTAGATCATCAATTCTGCTGTGTGCAGATGACACTGTTCTTTTATCCATTAGCTAGGCTCCACAGGCCAATCGCCGCCGCTGCCATCCATGTTAGGATAGTTTAGGTTGGGCCAGTTAGCGTGTGTAGTTATGTTTCTCAGTGCAGTTCTGTATGTTGCCCAATCAGACGGCACAGCCCCGCCGCCCTCAAGTGCTTTAGTCACTACCCAATCACAACTTGCCAGCCGCTTGTCACGCTCTGCCCTGTTGCGTGTTGCTGTCGCTGCATTAGACGCAGTAACCACAGCCGCCTGTTCATCAGAGGTCATGTCAGTTACACGTCTGGTGTAGACTTTGCCGTCTTGCAGATAAGGCGTGACTGCCTCGTTCTTCTGTGTGGCACTATCGTAGGCTAAGAACACCACGACCTCGGCACATGAGTTAGCCGCAAGCCAATCCGCATCAGGTCCAGACTTTGGAAATGAAGTATTAGGAAACAGAGACTTGTGTTCTGCTATCTCAGATATGGTGCTGCCATCTAATCGTGCTATCTTCATGTCTATTTTCCTTTGTCTGGGAATGGTTCTGTCGGGGCTGTGAAATTGCTGGTGTAACGGGCAACGCCAGTAGTCACTCTTATGTCATCAATATAACCATTGTAATCAGCTTGATTGGTATCCCAATCTCCGAGTATTATAGGATTGGTACTGGCAAATATTGTACTGCAGCTTATTGTTCCGTTAGCTGTCCCGTTGGAATAACAAGTTACAGTATTGCTATTTTGAACAAACGCAAAGTAATGCCATGTATCAAAAGCTAAAACAGTTGTAGCATCTAAGTTGTTGTCGTTGCTTCCGTTAGTGCTAAACGTAAATCTCATTACAAATCCAGAACCACTAGCCACCAATCTTACCGCCCAACCACGACTGCCGTCAGTCCACTTGGATATAATATTAGGCCTGTAACCAGAAAAACTAGCTGGCCTAATCCAACCCTCAACAGTAAAATTGGCTGTTCCAAAGTTAACATTCTCTGAGCCTATGACTGTAGCTGTGTCAGTAGTCCCGTCAAAGAAAAGAGAAGAATTACCAAACTTAGCCTGTGCAGTAGAAATATTTGTGCCGTTTTCTAAAGACAAATTACGTTGTGCAGTACTATCAATTGCCTGTGACCATCTGCCATGTTGAGCAGTAGCTTGGTGTTGGTGATGGCTGTTAATGGGGTGCTGTTGGGGGGGTAAACGCAGAGGTGTAGACTGCCGTGCCTTTGCAAATAAATACGTCACTCATTTTACCTTCAAATTTATAAACATCTGATTGCCAATTAGGTGAGGCACCTATCGTTAATGTGGTTGTGCTGTTAGAAAAATCTGCAAAAGAAGTTGAGACTTTTTCAACTCCGTTTATAAAAAGTTTTAATGTGTCCCCAGTGCGAACCGCTGTTAAATACGTCCATTGCCTTCCAAAAAAACCTTCTGCATCGTATACCCTTGAAGTTCCGTTTACCATAAACCTAAAGCAATTTGTAACTGGACTAGCCGTTTGCCAAAACATTGACCAACCTACTGCCGTGCCATAATATGTGCTGTGCATCATCAAAGCAATGTTATTATATGCACGGCTCGGAGGGGTCAGGTCGTCAGGATATACCCACATTGCAATTGTAAAGTCTCCACTGCCTAGTTCAAAGTCACTAGAATCAGCTAAGACAAGGCTATCCCCATCCCCATCAAAGTAAGCACTCGCTCCGTTCGTGGCGGCACTATAAATTTCAGAAGTCAGGAATGGGCCAAATGCTGTGACGGCTGGGTCACTTATTGGTGTTAAAACGTGACCAGATGCGGAGCCATCCGAAAAATTATTCCTGCCTAAAACAAGCAGTTTAGTATTCGTAATAGCAGTCAGGGCAGAAGTCGGAACGGTAAAACTAGAACCAGAGTAAACTGCCGTGCCTTTCACAAGCCGTAAATTTGATATCTTACCAGTGTACAGGGAAGTTGCACTTGCATTACCAGCAGCGCCAATGCGAATTATACTTGCTGCGTTATCCGCTGGTGCAGTAACAGAACCAGTGCTTATTTGTGCGCCATCTACATATAGTGTTATGGTTGCACCAGAATTAGTAAACACACCAGCTAGATGATGCCAAGCACCGTCATTAACTACAGCCCCCGCCTTGCCAACCTCTGCAGTACCTACAAACATACCAAACTGATTACCGCTTGATATAAACATCCCCCATCCGGGATTTCCTGAAGTTGCACCGTCCCAACATGCAATTATATTTTGGTATCCACTGAAGGTAGTGTTTACGAAACACTCCATTGTATAGCTGCCATCGTCTACATTGAAGTCGGCATGTTGCGGCACAGTAAAATAATCACCACCATCAAAATCCACAGACCAGTTGGTTCCATAAGGCCCAAAGCTACCTTGAGTTACATTGCCGTTGGCTGTGATTGTGTGGTTAGAAGAACTGCCATCATCAAATACATTGTTCACACCGTTGTTACTGCCCTCAAAATGAGACAAGAAACTAACACGATTGAACTGATCGTCTGATGGGCCTGTAGATGTACCAGCCGCGCCGTAAAAAACACTGTCAAATGATCTAGGCAATGGCTGTTCCTCCCAAGAAACCATAGTATGTCGTGCCGCCATCGCGGGTGAAAAAGGCGTATGCCTGTAGCTCATTAGCACCAGCAGCATCAGGGGCAGAGCCGCCAGCCCAATCAACTGTGTTGGGCCATGTTATTGCAACGGCGGTGCTGTGCTGCGTTAGAAACAGAGTAAAGCTAAAGGCTGTTCCAGAACCGGGAGGGTTGCTAAAGGCAAATGTAGTAGCTTGATCCATCGTCAAAGAAAAAGACGTGCCAGTTGCTAGGTTAAGTGTAACTGTAGATGCAGCACTCGACGCCACATATGTCTCTTGGTAAGTGAGGGGCTTTAGTGCGCCCGTCATGGTCACATTTGTAGTGCCTGTAGGTATTTCAAGAACGTCAGCATCAGCATCATTCTTGATGGTTACATCGTTAGTGCTACCCTGTCCTGTAAGAATAAGACCCTCTGCTGCTGTGTAGCCTATTGCTGCATTATCACCAGCGGCTGTGTCTCCTGCTGGCTCTATAGCACCTGACGCAACTACATTGCCTGTTACATCTACGCCTGTGTTGTTTGTTTCAATCTTTTTTGCATTGTTATAATAAAGACTAACTGAGCCACCATCTACTGCAACTATAGCAGACTTACTAAAATCAGAATTTTTTACTTGAAAGTTAGTTGCACCAACTAATAAATCCCCTGTCCCACCATCTTTAATATGACTATTAGAACCCGAATGATAAATTTCTAAGTCAGACCCAGCACCCATCAATATTTTAGCATTATCAGGAAACAGAATATCATCAGTGCCTGTTGGTACAGTAAACACCACAGCATCTGCGTCATTCTTCAGTGTAATATCTGAGGTAGAACCCTGACCTGTAAGGATCAAGCCCTCTGCTGCAGTGTAACCAATAGCAGCATTATCACCTGCTGCAGTGTCTCCTGTGGCGTTTAAAGTGTCTCCTGTTATGTCACCAGCCGCGACCAGATCATCATCAACAAACAAATCAACAACAGACAGGGCCGCGAAGGTATCAATGACCGCGCCACCAGAGCCAGCACCATCGGTGTAGACGCACTTTGTCTGGCCGTTGGCAATCGTGATGTTTGCTCCAGAGCCGCTAGTTATAATAATGTTTTGCGATCCGCTGGTGGCGTTGTGGATGTACCACAGCTTGGACACTGTGAATGTCGAGGCATCGCCGCCAGATATTGTGATTGTACACGCGCTGTCGAGCGTCCCTGTGTACTTCAGCACCATTGCCCTGCCAGCGTCTGCTGCGCCGTCAGCTATAATTGTGGCG